ACGAACCCAAGCATAGCAAGGCGACCATTGAGGAGTTCAGCACGTTCGTTATGAGGCACGGTGTAATCTTTATCAGTGTACATGATGGGTTCTTTGGCGAAGATGTTTTGTTGGTTGCGGTCGTTGGTGGTTACGGTCATTAGAATTGAAGATTAGAACGTTCAAGTTTATCCGCTACATCAGCACGATAAGCTGGGTCTCGATCATAACGTGGATCACTCATAGCAGCAACAAGTTCTGCTTGAGAGCGGAATGCATCAGCTGTATTACGTGGTGATTGACCAGTCAGTAGATCACCATCATAACCAATAGCATCTTGATAGCGTGCATTCAATGCTTGTACCGCAAAGAACATAGCAAGCGGATCACCACGATCCATCACTGTATCATACATGCCGACCTCTTGTTCAGAGAGGTTCTGACTTGCCCATTGAATCATGCTTTGATACTCTTCAGTGCCACCAACTGATGCTTGGATCTGTTCAATGTCACCAGCTGTAGCTTGTACTGTTTGAGCATTTCCTTTTTCAAGGAACATGTTAGCCACATCAACAGGGCTCATGCTTTCTACTTTACTAACAAGTTCTGGATCCCATTCACCAGTACGATAGGACTCCATGATGTAATCATAAAGGTCCATCTCCTCGTTAGTTTGTTCTTCAACCTGTTCAGCTTCCTCACTGGATTGCTCTTGCTCTACATCTTCTTGTTTACCACTAAGGCGTTTCTGTAGTTCAAGGTAACCACGCTCTAGTTCTTCAGCTGAACGATACTTACCAGCCAGGAGTTGATCTTCTTGTTCAGCTAGACGTTCACCAACTTCCAGTGAATCGAGTTCTTCAGCAGACAGTTCACCGTCTACTAGTTCGGAGGGATTAATCGTAATTTCGTTTGCCATTTGCTGTGATAACGGTTAGATTTCCAAGACCAATAGTCTTGACAAAATCGGGGGAACGACCGATGGTGGGTTCACCAATCTTACTGCGCTTCATGTAAGGCATTTCAGATTGGGTTTGTTGCTCATCAACCTGGTCAACCGAAGGGACTTCCTCCGGGGATGTTTGTTTCTTGCTCGATCTCGGGGTTTTCGTTGGTGATTGCTTGTTCATTCAATTGATTCATCATTTGTGGATTTTTGGTGGGATCCATCAATGGAGCCTTAGCCATGTTAGGAGCTTGTCTAATAAGCTCCATCTCTTGTTCCTGCTGTTGCATACCTGCTTGCTCCTCTTGTACTTGACTCATTGATTTAACAAGGTTCAGTACATCAATACCTTGAGCAGCAGCAAGACGCTTGACTGCCTCATCTACATTAAGATAAGTAGCAAGTGCTTCAGGTCCAAGTGTTTGTGCAATAGTAGTGAAGAACTGAGTCAACGATTCTCGATCCTGTCCCCTACCAAGTGCATTGATACCAGCAACAATAGTAGGTCGTACAAGATCCTTGGGAATCTTAGGAATGTCGTTGTTCTTTTGAAGTACAGAAAGCTTACGATTAAGATAAGGTACAAGAAACTCAACAGTCAACAGGGAGAATAGTCCACCCAGCTGTTGCTCTAGTTCCATCTGTGTCATGCGTACCTCTTCTGCAGTAGTACGCTCACTGTTCCTTACATTCAGGATGAGGAATGCTTCACTCAACCTACGTTCAAGTACACTAGCCATCTCCATAGCAGTCCTGAAGTCAGCTGTCTTACCAACTTGTACAACACTGATATCATCAGGACGCCCCTGAATGATGGCTCCGTTGCCCGCAGAGGCCAGTGTCTGCGGCTTAGTAGTACTAGAGGGGGATACGGTAAAGACCACCTTAGCGGCGACTGCAGAGCCCTCTACGAGTGCTTGCATAAGAGCCTCCAAGGAGCGGAGATCACCAAGGAATTCCTCTACTCTACCTCTACCAAATGACTCACCATCTACTACATTAAACCTCAACACCAACCAGGGGTTAGCATCAATAGGTGCTTTACCTTGTGAGCCAGGAATGATCTTATCGGCTACCTCTTGGTGCCAGATGAAGCGGTTATTATCCCGCCGTACATGTGTGTAAACATCTACATCCTCATCATTCTCAGAACCCTCCTCACCTGGTGCATTAACAGGAAGGATCGTATTAAGAATGGGGCAAGTAGTTTACGACTGATGCGTTCTCGTGTGACGATCTCTAAGACCTCACCGTTACCATCTCTATCTACGACATACCTATTCAATGGGTATAGCTTAAGCCCCTTAGGGCCCATGTAGATCAACGCATTACCACCAACAACCAAATGCTTGAGTGCTTGGTGTACTGTAACGCGATCACTAGATGCTGCTATAATTTCCATCACTGACCTCTCCATCTTAGCGAAGGAAATGTCTAGGTCTGAACGTGCTTCTGCAGGTAGGTCTACACCGATCTTTGAATCATCGATCTGTAGCTTAAAGAAACTGGTTTGAGGAGGTAGTAGAGCTAGCATCAATTTAGATGCCAGAGTGACTACCCCCTTTGCGCCAACACTTTGCCATGGTGTAACCAACCTCAGGTTAGTTGACCTACCTACATCATCATCCTCTTGGATCAAGGTAGGTAGTGTCAACTCAGAGCACTGTACAGCTGTATCGAGAAACGTGGAACGATATTTACTTAGATAGTCGTACCGTGATTTAGCTGTCATTGTTATTAATTGTTATTAAGTTCCGTATCTCCAACTACCAGTTGGGGCGATACGTTGTGATGCAAGTCCTTGTGCTTTACTTCCAGAACGCTTACGGCTACTCCTTCTTGTTTTAAATCCAGTAGCCCAGTTGGAAAGCTCTTCTCCGACACTAGGCATGTTGATGTTAATCTCAGGTTCAGGCAATGGTTCGTCCATCATCGGAGGCATGTAATCACTCATTGGTGAAGTAGTTGCAGTAGTGCCCATGTCAGTACCCATGTCAGCAGCACCTCCACGGCCACGGCGTCCACGCTTACCTTTACCCTTACCCCTGCCACGGATGTTCATACCGCCGCCAGAACCTGTGCCCATACCAAGTGGGTTACCACGGCCACGACGTGATTCAATGAGAGGCATGGTTTTACCATCAAGTTCATAAGTACCAGAGTACATTTGACCCTTGCTTGGTTTAACATTGCGAATATCTGACAGGCCATCACCGCCAGTCATCATGTCCATGAATTTATTATAGCCTGACTTATTGTATTCACGGTTGGAGCGGTTAACAGCACCTGCACCAAGGGAGAACCCACTACCCAAAGCCTTGCTCAGTACTTTATCATAGTCCTGACCAGTAGCACGGGAGATCTTACGTGCTTCACGAGAGCCAAGCACGTTGTCACCACCAATACGCAGACCACCCATGATGGACTTCACACCACTGTAGTCCTTCTTAGCGGGAGTAGCACTAGGAGCAGCAGCAGACGCAGCAGGTTGTGCCCCAGCTGCAGCACCAAGATTACCTGCATCGTATTGACGTGCAGCCCATTCAATGTCTGCCCTTGATCCGCCCATTTGGCCACCAGTAAAGGCCTTATGCTTATACCAATCTTTTAAAAAGTTGACGGAATTGTACTGAGGTCCGTCGTACTCACTTAGGCCAGCTGCCCATCCACCACCACCTGTAGCAGGATCATACCCCTGATTACCAGGTACCATTAATCCTGGAATATATCGTGCTGCAACAGGAGGCGGGTTTTTCTTAAACGCCTCTGGATAAGGTGCCTGTTGTACACTTGTAGTGCTGCTTGGCATCCTGTTAGTAGCCTGTCCAGTACCTCTCTGAGGTCTTGCTGGCATTGCATTACGTGTTTGGGACGCACCACGTGCCGGAGATGCGCCACGTGCTGGAGATGTATTACGCGCTGGTGCTTGTTGCCTATTGTTTTTATTTTTAGGAGCCATTGTTCTCTTCGTTAAGTTGGTGTTGAATCCACTCTACCACAGAACGTTGGCCAGAGCGGTACATTATGAGATTAGTTGGATCATCCGGGTGGGGATTAGTTGGTGGGAAATTCTCCTCTAACTGTTGGAGAAGAGAAGTAAACTGGAGACCATGGGTCTCAAGCATATTCAGAGAGATAGGTGATTGCATTTTGCAATGTGTTGGTATTATCCTTTGCTTTTCCTAACATCATGTTGCAAGGGTTACAGAGTATTCCACGTACCACACCGGAAGAATGGCAGTGATCAACAACAAAACCGCTACCTCTGCTCATTCTTTCTGGACTATCTGTGCCACATAACGCGCAACCTTCACCTTGCATTAACCACATGTGGTAGTAAATGGCTGGTGTTATCTGATAACGACGTTTTAGGTTGTCAGCGAACCTATACTCAGGTGTACGAGAGTTAGGCGTACTGCGGGAGGTTGGGGTTTGCATGTTCAAAAAAGGCAGGCATACGGGCTCGCTTTGTTTCAAAAAGTTCAGGAGCTTTACCCTGATACATCAAAGCATCACTCTGATCCAGCCAAAATTTTTTGTTCAAATATTTATTGGGATTAGTCGCACTGAGGGGTTGCATCACCCAGTTGATAGTTGCCTTACGCAATTTATCAAGAGAAGGACTGATATCAAGCCCCAACTCACGACAAACAAGGCTATTGGTAGCAAC